TGAATCTCCTATAGTTAGGACACTTGGATTTGCTAGTCCAGTCCCATTAGACTCCTTATGGTCTATCAGCAAAGGATAGTTAGTTCCTAACCTTGAAATGGATTGCATGTTCATTAAAGATTTCATATAACTTGTTTCCTATTATAAATATATATAACTTATGTCAAAAAATAATTTATTTTTGCATTTTAGTACGAACCGCTGACATCATTTCCTACCCAAAATACATTACAAGCAGGACAAAATGAACCAGTCACAAAATCTCCTATCTCTTCATCATCACTGGAAATATCGTGAGTTGATGATACCTTTAGTACTGAGCCTGAGGTTGCTCCACTTGTACTAATAATACTATAATTTTCTGTAGTACATTTGTATATCGATTCTGATAATTGTGTTGTACCATCACAACTTCCACTGTGTATTAGACTCATATCATTATTCCTTATGAAATATAAACACCAAAGCGAAGTGTTCCCATATTAGAACCAAAACCATACGACTTGACTACTACCGTATTGCTGGTAAATGTAACTGACGGAAACCTTAGCCATACTTTTTTGTTTCTTCCAGCAGTACCACTTGATTCGTAATAAATAAAATCTCCGTTTACCCCTGTTCCACCTGAAGCAGGAGTACCATTGAGTTGATTCCATCTACCTTGTGTGGTGCCTGAGGCAAGATTTACAAATCCAGAACTGTGGTTATATGTTGTATTTGTGGTTACAGATGTAGTTTGAATGCCACTAATATTACCTTGGAAGTCATGAAAAATATCATCGGTATTATAATGTATCTCCGCTATCTGAGCATCAGACCTAAACGATGCTCCTGAATCAAACCTAAAGAAGAATTGTCCTGAAGCACCGATAACCGATTCACCCACATAACTGATATGAGAAAGGTCTATAGTGTTTGTTTTTAAACTGGTACCTTGGTTTCCTGACCATAACTGGTTACCAGTTGTTGGATAAGCGCCTGCTGAAGGACCTCCACCAAGACTATGGTCATAACTAAAGAATTCTGACATCAGGTGTGGTGCTGCACCATTGGGTCTATTTGGGTTTGCATTAGCTGTATTTATTGTAGCCACAGTACCATCCGATTGGCCGGCTAACGATGAGTTAGATGTAGTAGAAGTTACACCAAGTTCGGTGTTAATCTCACTCATTTTGATTTGTCCACTACTTGTTAGAGCCATTCTTCATCTCTTTCATTTGTTTTTGTAGGTCTTCTATTTGTTTCTGTTGTTCTTTCATACCCTCTATAAGAACCGCTGATAATTTTTCATAATCTACAGTTTTATATTTGTCTAAAACTTCATCATCTTTATCTTTCCACAACAACATGTCCTTTTCACGAACTATTTCAGGCAATACCTTTTCAATTTCTTGAGCAATCACACCGATATCTTTTTTACCTTTTCTCTTACCACGTGTCCAAGTGTATTCTACACCCCTCATTTGTAAAACCTTATCAAGAGCAGAGTCTATCGTCTCCACATCCGTTTTTACTCTTTCGTCTGATATTGTGGTTGAGAAAGCGATTACATCACCATCAGAATGAAAGTCTCCCCCATTTTCAAATAATACCTCATTCGCATTATTGATCATTATCTTCACACCATCTGAGTGGTGGAACATTCCATCATTCTGACTACCGAACTGAAGTGCAGGATAGTCAGCATCTCCGTCTGGAAGTTGTACAGGACCAGCAAAGAGAGCACCATACGCAGGATTGGCACTAGTCCAAAGCAACCTCATCGCCTCTACCAAGTCACCTGTATTATTGTCACCAACTTTGAATATCAAAGAAGTCGGAGTATCGTTAGAACTAAAAGTACCACGAACTTGGTTTTCTATCCGCCCGACTATACCATCACCAGCACTAGTGTCATCATCTCCAGCCGCTTTAAAGTCTATACGGCCTACAACATCATTTGTAGTCATACTGCTATGCATATTTTGAAGTCTTAGAGTCGGAGGAGATGTAGTTCCAGAACTATCATCTGATATTATAAAAAGTGGTGCGTTGAGCTGTCCATAATCTAGATTACCACCTTGTTCGTTCAACTCCATTAGTGTAGTGCCACCTACATGAAAGTCTAAACTATCCGCTGAGGTATGGCTGATGTATGTATCACTACCGCCATCAAAGTAAAGTTTAGTTCCAGAACCAATAAAAACATTGTTACCAGTAATAGAAAAATATCCTGTTGACAAATTAAGTATCGCATTGGTGCCATCACTGTAGAGTTGGAAGTCTGATGCTTCCTCTGCAGCATTAGTTCCAAATATAAGCTTTGTATTATCAAAGAATTTCATTTGACCAGCAGATGCATCCCACTGTACATATTTTGCTGAATTTTCACTATAGATGTATATGTCGTTTCCGTGAGTGTTATCAGCACCAAAGTAGAGAGTAGGACTTGTTACATAAAGTCCACCTGTGTTGTTATCTAAGTAACTATGAGTACCACTGTGATATATGTTGAAATCACTACCAGTACCCAAGATAACCTTTTTATTATCAGTAAAATCCATATGCTCTCTTACATTGATACTGTCTTCATTAATCTGAAGTAATGTATTTGTAAAAGTTACAAATTTTATAGGAGCACCTTGATCACTATCGTTAATATCTCCGATTGTTATACCACCACTGTTGTTTTTGATTCCGCCATTACCACCATTATGACTGTCACCTAAAATTATTTGTGCACCAGCGCCAGCTAATGATAAAACACTTCCATCAAAAGTCATAGCAGCTTCAGCGTTTATTGTAGTCGAACTTACAGAAGTCATTACCCTATTGTTAGAAGCGTTGGTGTACGATGTTATGGTAGATGCTGTTCCAGTCGCTCCAGTAATTCCTTGAACACCTTGGGTTCCAGTAGCACCTTGAGTTCCAGTAGCACCTTGAGTACCTTGAGTACCAGTTCCACCAGTTGCTCCAGTTCCTCCAGTTCCTCCAGTACTACCAGTAACGCCTTGAATTCCTTGTACACCTTGAGTACCTGTGATACCTTGGATTCCTTGTAATCCTTGAGTACCTACTAGAGCAGCATTTGTTATTGTGTCCTTTTTCCAAGCACCGGCTGAAGAGTCATAGATAGCAATAATGTCTGCACCTAAAGGAGTATCTGCTGCATTGCCTGTAAAAGTAGTCAAGCCAGTTAGAGCAGCGGCTAGTAAAGTTCCATCGTTTTGCTCTGACCAAACTTTATACCAAGTATTACTTTGTCCTGCAGATAAAGATTGGTTATTGAATCCTCTGATAAACATATCGTGACCAGAATTGAATCCCAATTGAGTAAAATAATTTCCTGAATGTTTGTTTATTGTAATAATAGAGTTTGCATTATTAGCTGTTGAAAATAATCCAGTCGTACCATTGGTAATGGTTGAGTTATGAATCAGTTTACCAGTACCAGGATCAGTTGTTATACCACCTGCATCTGAAAGAGCAGTAGCAGAAACAGCATTGGATGTTGCTCCAAGATAACTGGTACTATTAAAAGCATTACTTCCTAATTCTCTCGTACCAATTACACCACTACCATTTATCATCAATGAAGTTGCTTCTGAATTTTGAGCAGCTGCAGTATCAAGCTGTAATGCGCCTGTAAACCTACCTGTTCCGTTTACATCTAAATCATATTCAGGTCCTGAATCATTGATACCAACTCTGTCATTAACAAAATCAACCGACAAAACTTCACTATTATTTTGAAAACTATAAATGTTTAACACTGTTGCAGCTGAGTTTTGATATATTGCAGATTTGTTTGTACCATTCTTAGCAAAGTAGATTTCTGCTATATCATCATATGAATCTATGCGAAATCTTGCTCTTCCAGATGATGTTGATCTTATTCTACCCTCAGTCTGACCAGTATTAGATACATCTAATTCATAGGTTGGGGATACGCCGACACCTAAGTTACGACCATCAAATGTTAGAGCAGATTCAGCGTTTATTGTAGATGAATTTACAGATGTTATTACTCTGTTATTACCGTTATTTGTGTATGAAGTTATTCCAGCACTAGCACCAGTAACACCTTGTAGACCTTGTAAACCTTGAACACCTTGAGTTCCAGTAGCACCTTGGGTTCCAGTAGCACCTTGAGTTCCAGTAGCACCTTGGGTTCCAGTAGCACCTTGAGTTCCAGTCGCTCCCTGCGTACCAGTAACACCTTGGATTCCTTGTAATCCTTGAGTACCAGTCGTACCTTGTGTACCTTTAGTACCTTGTGTTCCTTTGACACCTTGTACACCTTGAATACCTGTGATACCTTGTATTCCTTGAGCACCAGTCGTACCTTGAGTACCCTTTGTGCCTTGAGTTCCTTTTACTCCTTGTAAGCCTTGTAAACCTTGAACACCTTGAGTTCCAGTAGCACCTTGGGTTCCAGTAGCACCTTGAGTTCCAGTCGCTCCCTGCGTACCAGTAGCACCTTGTGTTCCTGTGGCACCTTGAGCACCACCACCACCAGTTTGTCCTTGAGTACCTTGGATACCTTTTATTCCTTGAACGCCTTGAGTACCTCTCTGACCTTGTACACCTTGAACACCTTGAGAACCAGTATTACCAGTAGTACCTTGTGTACCCTTCGTACCTTGAGTTCCTTTGATTCCCTGTACCCCTTGGGTTCCAGTAGCACCTTGAGTTCCAGTAGCACCTTGAGAACCAGTATTACCAGTATTACCAGTAGTACCTTGTGTACCCTTCACACCTTGTATACCTTGGACACCTTGTGAACCAGTATTACCAGTATTACCAGTAACACCTTGAATACCTTGAACTCCTTGTGAACCCGTAGAGCCTGTATTACCAGTTGTTCCTTGAGTTCCTTTTATACCTTGTACACCTTGAGTACCAGTAGCACCTTGGGTTCCAGTAGCACCTTGAGAACCAGTATTACCAGTCGTACCTTGAGTTCCCTTTACACCCTGAATCCCTTGGATTCCTTGAGTACCAGTAACACCTTGAATACCTTGAACTCCTTGAGTTCCAGTAGCACCTTGAGTACCAGTATCTCCTTTATCACCAGTTCTAGCAAAGGTAACTATTAATTCTTCCCCATTTGAGAATGGGTTAGCAGTTGAAGAAGCAACATTAGCAATAAAAATTCTGTGGTAGCCTCCTGATTCGGCAGTTTGTGATATTGTAAACAATAAAAATTGTGACGAATCAGTCTTATTTGAAATCTTTACATGACCCTTTATCGTAGATGAAGAATCGTCTACCGTTCTTATGTAAGTCTGTATATCTGTACCATCGACATCTGTATCGTCTATGAAAATGCTAGTAGCACTATTCTGAGTTGCTGAATTTAGTTTTAGTTCACCAGCGCCTGGATCTGTATTAGCTGTATTAGTATCAAAGTTATATGCGAATGTAGCACCACCGAAGTTACCCTCTACACCTTGGATTCCTTGAACTCCTTGAGTACCAGTAGCACCTTGGGTGCCTTGTGTACCCTTTATTCCTTGTAATCCTTGTATCCCTTGAGTACCAGTAACACCTTGTATTCCTTGAACCCCTTGAGCGCCTGTAGCACCTTGGGTTCCAGTAGCACCTTGAGCACCAGTGTTACCTGTAGTCCCTTGAGTTCCTTTTATACCTTGTACACCTTGAGTACCAGTCGTACCTTGAGTACCCTTTACTCCTTGCAATCCTTGTAAACCTTGGATTCCTTGAGTACCAGTAGCACCTTGTATTCCTTGTACACCTGATGGTTGTCCGTCTACGATTACATGACCAAAAGAGCCTGTAGATGTAGATGAACCTGAAATTATTGTGTGACTATCTGATGTCGTTTTTACAATAAATGGATCGGCAAATTGTCCTAATGTAACCTTATTATCTGAAAATGCTTCTATTACAGGAAGACCTGAGATTAGATTTGCAGAGAATATTGAACCAGACATCTCATCTGATACGGAAAATAACCTTCCGTTAGTCCCATCTACAGTAAATACGCTTGAACCACTACCTTCTATTGCTAAAGAAGCAGTAGCCTCACCTAAAGCTGTACTAGAACTTATAATCAGTCTACCGGACTTTATTCCGCTAGTATCCATCATTTATCTCCATTATTACTTTTAATAAATATACACATTGTCTCATTATATGAATCTTTTCTCATTATACAAACCTACTTTTTGTTGCGTTATAATTTTGTATTATTTCACTATCTGTCAAAACTCTGTCGTAGAGCTGAACATTTGCAATATCGCCATCAAAGTATCCTCTGTTAGCACTAGAATAGTATCTCGCACCTATACAGATATATTGTAAACCTATAGCTACATTACTTCTACTTCTGTCACTCTGTGCACTTAGATTTATTTTTGTCTGAATGTTAGATGTACTTTTTGTAACAGCTATATGAGTCCAATTATTAAAATCTATTGAATCTGTCATTGAATCTTGAGCACCACCTATTCTACCTGCACCCTCAATATTAAATCTACTAAAATCAGAAGTTGAGCTGCTTGTCATATCTAAATTGAAACCTGTTGTGTAGTCATTTACACTTGCAGCATTCCTACTACTCATAAAACAACGATAACTACCCGCATTTGATTCAACTCTACACCACATTGATATAGTTATTTCATCAACTGTGGCGAATGCTGATGGTGAAAAGTCAACTTTATCATTAGATCCATCAAAATTAAATATACCACCATACTCTTCACTAAATGTACAACCAGATATTGTACCATCAATTCCACTACCTTTTGAATCAAACCAAGTCGTACCGCTGCCAGGATAACTATTCTTATCAGAAGCGTCTAAAGAAAGAATCAAACCATCAGTTACTAAATTAGGATTTCCATGAGCAGCCATATCTATAATCCAAACCTACTTTTTGTTGCGTTATAATTTTGCAAGACTTCATCTGCTGATAGTTCTCTATTATAAATCTTAACGATTGGTATGTAACCATTCCAAAATCTGTTATCCCCTTCTCCAATCTTACAAGTATTATTTTCATCTTTTAGGTCAGCACTTAAAGTTGTGGATGTTTTTAACCCTCCTTGATAATATCCTTTAGCAACTCTACCACTACTAACTGTCACAGAACAACAAACCCACTCACCTATGGTTATACCATTTGATTTTATAGTTGCTTGAGCATGAGAGCCACTACCATCAAAAGCAAAGTACATTACCAAATTAGTTGGATTTGCTTCTGATGAGGCTCTTATACCATATACAGGAAAACCACTAAGCCCACCTTCCTTTTGAAATATTGAATCATAAGCAGAACCCGTAGAACCGACACCTCGTTTGTTAAACCAAACCTCAAAAGAAAAGTTTTTTTGTAAGTTAGTTATAGCAGATGATGGAACTGTTATTTTTTTATTGATACCATCTAAATCAAATGAACCTTGATTTACTGAACTATCGTATGCGGGATTGGAAAATGTAGATGTCAATCCACTTGGACTTAAATCATTTACAGTCGCTCCAGTTCCACCATAGCAATTCTTATCAGCAGCGTCTACATGAAAGATTAAACCATCGTTTACTATTTTAGGACTATGTGAAAAAGCCATACCTATACTTCAAACCTTGATGCTAAAGCATTAGCATTTTCTACTACTTCTTTTTCAGACAACTTTCTATCATAACAACAAACTGAATAAATCTGTCCATCCCAATCCATATCGGCTCTACTTAACTGCCAGTTTCCTATTCTAAAAACATCTGCTCCAAGACTACCGACAACATCTACACTATATGATTCGGTTGCTTGAGCAGTTCCGTTTATATAAATATCTTCATTGTTACTTGTATGCTGTGACCAAGCACTTAATGTCCAAGTAACTATCTGTATCTCATTATTTGGAGCAGCTGTTTGCATTCTAAATCCACCAGGACTCCAATGGTCTGTTCCGTACCTTCCATTCAAAGATAAAAATGACATAGCAGATTGACCACTTTGTTCATTTTGTGATAATACAGAAAGGTAATTAGCATTACTATTTTGATTCACAACTGCTTGGACAGTTATAGCAAATGAGTTTCCTGTGAATGGTGAGTTTATCACACTATCAAAATAGTGACCGTGCCCATTTTGAAAATTCCAACAAGGTCTTCCAGCAGAATCTGCTGTAAAGGTAGGGGAGTCTGATGTTGAAAAATTGAATCCATTACCAGTTAAATCTTTCCAAGTTGTACCACTACCAACATAACTGTTTTTATCAGCAGCATCTACTAAAAACACTAAACCTTTATTTGAGATTCTCGGACTGTAACTCGTAGCCACTATTACATCTCCTCTAATACAAACTTATACTTTTTACCTGTCTTCCTATTCATTATGTAAAGATTCTCTTCTCCCTCTTGAATTGTCCACTTACCAGTTGTTCCGTCTACTTCGTTTCCATCAGAGCCCTCATTTGATAGTTCAATGTCACCAGTGAATATGTTTGCCCATCTGTAAGTAGCTGAACCTAAGTCTCTTGTGTTATCCGCGTTAGGTAGTATGTCACCACTAACTGTTAGGGTACTACCATCAAATGTTAGGTTAGCCTCTGAGTTTATGGTGGATGAATTTACAGATGTTAGTATTCTGTTATTTCCATTATTTGTGTATGAAGTTATTCCAGCGTTACCACCTTGTATTCCTTGTAATCCTTGAACACCTTGAGCACCTGTGATACCTTGTATTCCTTGAGCACCAGTAGTTCCTTGTGTACCCTTTATTCCTTGTATACCTTGAGCACCCGTAGTACCAGTCGTACCTTGTGTACCCTTTATTCCTTGTACCCCTTGAGTACCCGTAACACCTTGTATTCCTTGTATACCTTGAGCGCCTGTAGCCCCAGTAGTACCTTGAGTACCAGTCGTACCTTGTGTTCCTTTTATTCCTTGTATTCCTTGAGTTCCAGTAGCACCTTGAGCACCTGTAGTACCAGTTGTACCTTGAGTACCCTTTACACCTTGAACTCCTTGTGAACCAGTAATACCTTGAGTTCCAGTAATACCTTGAATACCTTGAGAACCAGTTGAACCAGTAGAACCAGTAGAACCAGTTGTTCCTTGAGTACCTTTTATTCCTTGTAATCCTTGAATTCCTTGAGCTCCTGTAGCACCCTGCGTTCCAGTACCTCCTTGTACACCAGCGTTCTGTCCGTTTACCATCACATGACCAAACGAACCAGTTGATGTTGCTGAACCACTTATCAATTGATTTGCAGATGTAAATTCTACTGTACCACCAGAGTGTATTCTCATTCTCTCTGTATCTGTACCACCAGTTTTTGAATTAAATTTTAAACCACTTGCATTATTATCGGTATAAATAGGTTCGATTGCTTTATAAGTACCTGTTGAACCAATAGTTACAAATCCAAACCCACCATCGTGAGAAGCATTTATGTTGAATCCAGTAAATGACGGTTGAATATACCTTTGACTAGTAGAATGTTTTATCTCAAGAGTACCAGCACCACCAGTAAAACTATTACTACCAGCACTATCAAATGTGTGGCCGACATTTGCATCATAAATAAGATTATAAGAATTTGAATATATTTCGTGAGTAGAATCACCAGTAAGTTTTATCTTATGGCTAACAGAACTAGCATCAACTGGTAATAAAATATCACCACGAAATGTTGTATCACCTTGAACTGCATCAGCCACAACCAATGAACCAAACGAACCAGTTGAGGTTGCTGAACCACTAACACCACCATCAGAATCAAGAGTTATATTATCAGCCTCAATTCTTATTGGGCTATTACCTGAAAGAACACTTGCCTGTAGTCTACCAAACGAACCAGTTGAAGATGCTGAACCGCTTACATCTCCAGTGTGGAGTTTAGCTCCAACATCTTCACTCATATAAATGTCTGTGATATTATCACCACCAATTGT